ATTTAAAACTAGATACAAAATAACAGTATCTTTTAATAAAGAATACGGAGATGCTGATGATAAGACTTATATCACTAAAAAAATTATTACTAAAAAAGAAAAACACTTAAAGTTTAAAGATGAAAATAATAATTTAATTGAGTATAGAAGTGCTTCTGGTCTTAATTATATTATTGAGGATATGTAATGAATCAAGCATTAGCAGGAATAATAATAGTATTAGGATTTTTAATTTATTATTTATATAACCAAAATCAAATACTTACAGCTAATAACATGGCACTAGAAGGTGCTATAGCTACACAAGAAGAAGCTATAGAAAGTTTACAGGCAGACTTTGAATTACAAACAACTCAGTTAAATGAGTTAAATCTTAAAAGTCAGGCTGCCCAAAGAGAGTTAAATAGATATACACAGTTTATACAAAACTATGAGTTAGCAGCTAAAATAATAGCAAACCCTGTAGAAATGCAAAGGAAGATAAATAATGGAACTAAACACATTATGGAAGATATCGAAAAGATTAGTGCTACAGTTGATAGTCTTGATGACAATTTGCAGTTGCAGCCTGCTTCCAACTAAACAAATAGAAATATCAGCTAAACCATTAGAGCGACAAATAGCTCATCCTGTAATGCCTAGAGAGATAGATTTGCGTGAGCCTATGTGGATGACTATTACTCCAGAGAACATAGATGAACAATTAGCTAAAATAGAACAACAAGAAGGTGAATTGGTGTTTTTAGCTATGACAATACCTGACTATGAAGTGATGGCATATAATATGCAAGAACTTAAAAGATATATAACGGAGTTAAAAGAAGTTGTTGTTTATTACAAAACTGTGACAACTCCGAAACAAAAAGAGGGAGAAACTCAATGAATATAGATATTTGTAAAGAACAAATAAAAAGACATGAAGGGGAAGTGTTAGAAATATACGAGGACTCTTTAGGATATTTAACATTAGGTGTAGGGCATCTTATACAAAAACAAGACCCTGAATATGGACAATCAGTAGGCACACCAGTTAGTCAAGAAGTTGTTGATATGTATTATGACCAAGATTTTAAAAAACATTATAGTGAAGCTTTGCACGTTTTTGGTAATGATGAAGATTGGAATGAATTACCAGAAGATATACAGCACGTTTTAGTTAATATGTGTTTTAACTTGGGTGGTTCTAGATTATCTAAATTTCAAAATATGTTACAAGCTTGTAGACAACATGATTGGAATAAAATGGCAAAAGAAATGGAAGATTCAAAATGGTTTTATCAAGTAGGTAGAAGGGGTAAAGAACTACAAGATATGGTGCTAGGAGTATAGCGTGCCATTTGCAAAGTTTGTATTTCAACCTGGAATTAATAAAGAGGGTACTAACTACTCTAATGAAGGCGGGTGGTTTGACGCTGATAAAGTAAGATTTAGAAAAGGTAGACCTGAAAGAATAGGTGGTTGGGAAAAAAATACATCAAGTTCTTTTCTAGGAACGTGCAGAAAAATACATAACTACTCTGACGTACAATCTAATAACTACACTATATTAGGTACGCATTTAAAGTTATACGCAAAACAAGGTACAGCTATAAATGATATTACACCTTTAAGATTAACAACTTCTGCGGGTGATGTAACCTTTGCAGCCTCGAATGGCAGTTCTACTATTACTGTAACTGATACAAGTCATGGTGCTAAAAAGAATGACTTTGTTACATTTAGTGGTGCTTCATCTTTAGGCGGTAATATAACTGCTGCGGTGTTAAATCAAGAATATCAAATAGATACTATAGTAAATGCAAACTCTTTTACCATAGAAGCTAAAGATACATCAGGTGCAACTGTAACTGCAAATAGTAGTGATGACCCATCAACAGGTGGAGGTAATGGTGGTAGCTCTGTAGTTGGTGCGTATCAACTTAATGTAGGATTAGATGTTTATGTGCCTGGTACTGGTTGGGGTGTAGATACTTGGGGTTCAGGTGGTTTTGGTTCTACTTCAGATGTAGATTACTTAAACCAACTTAGATTATGGTCTATAGATAATTTTGGTGATGACACAATAGCTTGCCCAAGAGGTGGTCCTTTATATTATTGGGATGAATCTTCTGGGGTATCAACTAGAGCGGTGTTAGCAAGTTCATTAGCAGGAGCAAGTGATGTTCCTACTAGTAATTTACAAATTATGATGTCAGATGTAGATAGGCATGTTATATCATTTGGTTGTAATCCTATAGGCTCAAGCACTATAGACCCCATGCTAGTTAGATTTTCTAGTTCAGAGAGTGCAGTTGATTGGACACCTTCAGCTACTAATTCAGCAGGAGGAGTGCAGTTATCAACTGGCAGTAAAATAATAGGTGCATTACAAACTAGACAAGAAATACTTATATGGACAGATGTAGGTTTAGTATCTATGCGTTTTGTAGGACAACCTTTTATATTTAGTTTTAATGAAGTAGCTACTGGAATGTCTGCAGTATCACCTAATTCTATGGCATCTGCTGGTGGAGCAGTTTACTTTATGGATAATGGTGGATTTTATGTATATACAGGTGCAGTACAAAAATTACCTTGTACTGTTTTAGACCATATATTTAGTGATTTTAATTACACACAATCTTACAAAGTTTTTGCAGCAGCAATACCAACACATAATGAAATAATGTGGTTCTACCCTAGCTCAACTTCATCAGAGATTGATAGGTATGTAATTTATAACTATTTAGAAAAGTCTTGGTCAATAGGAACAACAACTGATGGATTTACTAGGACTGCTTGGAATCCTGCATACATATTAGATAATCCTTTAGCTGCTGGTAAATTAGATACTACTCAGAATAATTATTTATATAACCACGAAGTAGGGCATAGTGCAGATGGTTCAGACTTTACAGCGTTTATAGAATCGGCTGACTTTGATTTAGACCCTGATGGTGAAAGGTTTATGTTTATTTCTAAACTTATACCTGACCTACAATATAGAGGCTCTAGTGATACAGGCAATACAGTTAGTATGACAATAAAGGGAAGAAATTTTCCTTTAGAAAGTTTATCTACACTACAGACAATATCGGTTACACCTAATTCAACCTTTACTAATACTAGGGCAAGAGCAAGACAAAGTGCCATAAGAGTAGAAAATACAGGTAGTAACTTTGGTTGGAGGTTAGGTGATATTAGATTAGAGTTAAGACAGGATGGTAAAAGATAATGGCAGAGAGAACTACGATACCTTTACCACTAGCTACTCTAGAGTATGACGAACAAAATGAGTCTGTTACTAGAAGAACAGTAGAGCAGGCAATACAAGACTTGCACTCAGAAATTGGTGCTCTAAAAAAGTTACAAGAGTCTATAGCATCAAAGGCTGTGCGTAGACATCAGTTTTTATTGATGGGTGTAAAACATGGCTGATAGTTTAAAAGTATTAGGTCAGTTAGACCCAGCAGCTACAACAACCACAACACTATATACAGTGCCTGATAAGACTCAGACTACTATAAGTTCTATTGTTGCAGCTAATCGCACAGGTTCAGCTATAACATTTAGATTAAGTGTTCATGTAGCTGGTGCAGGTGCAGATGACAAACAGTTTTTATTTTACGATAAGTCAGTAGCAGCAAATGATTCTTTTGCTATAGTTATTGGCATAACTTTAAATCAAACAGATGTATTAAAAGTTTATACAAGTGCAGTAGATATGAGTTTTAATGTATTTGGATGTGAGACAACAGAGGAAAGATAATGGCAAATGGTAATGATAATTTAAAAACTTTTACTCCTTCAGTAGATGAGGGATTGTTAGATGTTAGTCCATCACTTACGTTAGATGCTTTTTCAGCTGTCGTTAATCCTTTTTCAATAGAAAATCCTTTAAGAACTGGTGCTAGAGAAGAAAAAATAAGAGAAGAACTTAAATCTACACATATACCTGAATTTGCAGATTTTCTTTTAAAAGGTGGAGTAAGAGGTGTTGGTAGTGAAAATTTGGATAAAACATACGCTAAGACAGATAATCCTTTAATTAAACAAGCTATTTTAAGAGGGGATGACTTTCTTACAAATAGTATTATAAGAAATAATTTTTATGGTCTTAACTTAGATGATAGAAATTTAATTGCACAAGCGTATGTTATTAATGCAAGATTTAGTCCTTTTAGTTCATTAGGTAAAAGTAAAGAGGGAGAAACACCAAAAGAAGTAATAGCAGAGTTTGATAAAATTAAAAAAGATAGAGAAGACTTTAATGAAGGTAAAATTACTCAAGCTGAGTATGATGTAGCAAAAGGTAAATTTTATAGAAATCTTACAGAGGATTTAAGTAAAGGAGCATCACGCACATTGTTGGGCGACCCTGCATTCAAGTCTTTACCCCCCATAGCAGACCCTTATACTGGCAAGCCTGCAAGTAGAGAAGCAGCGATGGCAGCAGGACTTGGACCATTTTCTAGAGGATTTACAGACATAAGAGTAACTGATGTTCCTTTATTAGAGGAATTACAATTAAAATCTAAATATGGATTATCTCCTGAAGTGCCAGATTTTTTAGGTCCTAGAGTTGGCGTAAAATATATTCCTGCTAGAGACCAAGAAAGATTTAAAGTTATACCTCAAAGAAGTGAAGAAGGTCGTGAAGGTTTCAGACCAGAAAGAACTATAGACAGATTGGAAGATTATATTCCTATAACAGATTTCCCTGGTGCTGCAAAAACTTTTATAGACCCTACATTTTTAGCTGGACCTGAAGGTAATTATTACAATCCTAAGACTAAAGAATTTTTGCGAACAGAAGATGTTTATGGAACACCTCCTACTTTACAAGGATATCAATATGACCCAAGACTAATAGAATTATTAAAAATGCAAAGAGGTGAAGACTTCGCACAGCAATTCAGAAAAACTGGTGGTTTAATGCAACTAGCACAAGGCAGAGATACCATGGATATAAAACAACAGACTAAGAATGTAGCAGCACAAGGTCGCTTTGGTGACTCCATGTTATTGCACGTTAATCCAGCCGAGGTTAAAGGTTTGGCACAGGCTATGCCTATTACAGTAAATCCACAGACAGGACAGCCTGAAGCATTCTTACCTTTCCTAGCACCTTTATTAGGCAGTACACTATTTAGTTCATTAGCTGCTACAGGTGCATTAGGAGCAACATTAGCTAGTAATGCAGCACTAGCATCAGGTATAGGTGCAGGTTTAGCAACATACGCACAAACAGGCGGTTCTGGTTCTAAAGCTTTATTGTCAGGATTGACTGCGGGATTTGGAACATCTGCTGCTGGTAAAGCTGCTGCTGGTGTTGACCCATCAGTAACTTCAACTGTGTCTCAATCAGTACGAGATACAGTAACAACTGACTTATTACAAAATCCTAATTTTGTAGAAAGTGTTGCTGGCACAGGTCAATTAGCTGGCACTACTTTAAATGAAGCTGGTCAACAAGCTTTACAAGCAGAGTTAACAAAAGCTGTTCCTTTTACAGATAGTGTTAAAACTATGTTTACTAGTCCGCAAGGAACTTTTTCTTTTGACCAAGGTGCAAAAGCTGCATTTGACGCTGTCACATCTCCTTCAGGTATAGCTGCTACAACCGCAGCAGGAACTGGAGCTATCATGCAATCACGAGATGATTTTGAGGCAAGTCTTCTTGCTAACGAAGAAGAAAGAAAAAGACGTAGACAAGCTATACTAGATGCTAACCCAGAAAACATACCCTTGGTTTTTGCTAAAAGCGGTGAGAGTTCAAGTGATTTTCCTGACCTTACAGGTGATGGCAAAGTTACTCAAGCCGATATATTAAAAGGTAGAGGTGTAAAACTTAATAGAGGTCAATCAATAAGAAGACAAGTAGAAGCACAGATTGCAGATGATGCTGAAAGAATAGCTATGATGAATCAACCTAATCCTTATTTAGAAGAAGGTAGCAGTCCTGTGCCAATAGCACGAAGAGAAGCTACGAATATACCAACAGGATTCATGGCTGGATTTCAACCAGAGATGCAATACTTTAAAAACTTAAATCCTACTGCTACAGAAATAACTGAAGGTCAATCAGCACCAACAGGCGGAACTATGCCAATTCCTCCTAGGTCTTTTCCTAGACCTTTTGACCCAACAGAAACTGCTGCCTATAGAAACTTTTATGGACAAGGTGCTGATTTAAGTATACCTATGCAAGTAGACCCTTACTCACCTGTAACCTATCAAGAAAAACCCAGATTTGTTGCTCAACCTACTTTACCTATAATAAGACCAGAACCTGACTTAATACCAATAGTAGGTGGTATTGACGCCTTGCCTATAACAGGTGAAGGTGGAGGTCTTGGTGCTTTATTTGACAATTTACCTAAGACAGGCACACCTTCAGTTGGAAAAGGAGCAGCTATAGCTGAAACTCCAGACATATCTGAAGAACAAATACAAAGTTTTGTTAGTGAGAATTTACCAGAAGACACTAGCTTTACACCAGTTGATGTAGAACAAGTATTAGTAGAAGCTTTATCTGCACCATCTGATGTTACTGTACCACCGAGTTCTATCTCTAGAATACCTAGTATTGCTACAACACCAGTAAGCAGAAAATCAGAATTGGAAATGTATGAAGATACTTTGAATGAAATGCCTTTGCTTAGACAAGCTGGAGGAATAACTGATATTGATATGCAAGACCCGCTAGTGCAAAAAACTATAAAATTTATTTTAGGTGAGTTAGATAGTGACACCATAGTCCAACAGTTTATAGATAAATATAGTCCAGAAGACTATAGAAATTTAAGAAGAGCAGTTCTTACAACTGTAGTGCCTGATGCTCAAACAGAAGGAATGATAAAGGGTGTTAACAATGGCGGGATGAAAGATGATATAGGCGGAATGATTGGCAGTAGTCAACCAGTAGCTGTATCACAAGACGAGTATATAATACCTGCTGATGCAGTTGCTATGTTAGGTGATGGAAGTTCTGATTCTGGAGCAAAAAAATTAGATGCTATGTTAGATAGAATAAGAATGGATAAAACAGGAACGACAAGACAAGCAAAAGAAATAGATAATAGAGTATTACCAGCATGAATGAGCCAGCTTTAAAACTAAATGATTCTTTAGAGATATCTTTGGTACTTCCAGGTCAAGTATCAATAATGTGGAAAGAGTGTGAAAAGATTTTACAAAAATCTTGTAAGCGTTCTAATGGTCGCATAAGTCCTATGGATATTTATTATCGTTGTATAGAAAATAGAAGTAGCTTGTGGATTATATTTGAATCTGAAACTATGGAAATAGTAGGTTGTGCTGTAACTCAGTTACATGATTATCCCACTAAGCTTAGAATGTTAAACATAGAGCATGTTGCTGGAAAAAGATATGAAGATTGGGTAGAAGATGGATTCAAGACATTATACAAATGGGCAATAGACAATAAATGTGATGGCATAGAAGCTTTAGGCAGAGCAGGATTTTGGAATTGGATTAAAAAAGAAAAAGGCTGGAAGGAGACTTCTAGATTTTATGAGTTTAAATTTGACAAAGGAGAAGACTAATGGGCGGAGGAAGCGGAGGAAGTAGTGCACCTACAGAACAAACAGTCTATAGCGAATCTTTACCACCTTATGTAGAACCTTATTTTACGAGGTTACTGCAAAGAACTGAGGCTGAATCTTTACAGCCTTATACACCTTATGGTGCTTCAAGGATAGCTTACTTTTCTCCTGATGAGTTAAGTGCACAAGCTATGACTAGAGGTTATGCACAAGCTGGCACACCAGAAGCCTTTAGACAAGCACAAGGTATATTAGGCGGTATAGATACAAGCAGAGACTCTCAATATACAGCAGGGACTTTTGATGCAGGATATGACCCAGCAGTAAGAACTTCTGGTTACACAGCTAATGTGCCAACATCAACTTACCAACCTATAGGGTTTGAACAAAACTTAACTAGGTTTATGTCACCCTATCAACAGGCAGTTACTGATGTTGCAAAGCGGGAAGCTATTAGGTCTTCTGACATATTAGGAGAACAAACTAGAGGACAGGCTGCACAGGCTGGAGGATTAGGTGGATATAGAGAGGCTATCTTACAAGCAGAACGTGAGCGTAATTTAGGTCAACGATTAGATGACTTACAGGTAACAGGTGGACAACGTGCATTTGATGCTGCTACTAGACAGTTAGGATTAGAAAGAGCAGCAGACTTGAGTGCTGCACAATTAGGTGTACAACAACTTGGATTAGCTGAACAAGCTGGTCAAAGGCAAGAACAATTAGCACAACAAGCTTTTGCTTTTGGAGAACAAGCAAGACAAAGAGCAGCACAATTAGGTTT